AAGAGTTCGCTGACCAAATCCTTCAGTACGCTGAACTTTGTCACAATGCCCAAAACCTCGTCATATAGGTTTCGAGCAAACACCACCATGCTGCCAAACGCATGTTTAACCCGTTTGGTCAGATCTGCTACATCCACGCTTTCCATTCGCTTGGCCAGAGTTTCCAGACCGCTGGCAATGCCGGCAATCACTGGCGCACTCGCGGCAGACAACCGCAGGAACTCCGCCTTCACCTTTTCGAGCGACTTCTGCAACCCCGTCAACTGACGGCCCGCCACTGCCTCGGTCGTTCCGCCGGCACTGCGCAATGATTCCTCATAGGCGCGAATCTTCTCAGACGTGCCAAGCAACACCTGCTGAAACACAACCGACTTGTCGGAGAAGCCAAGTTGTAACAGCGTGGCCTTCTGCTGCTCGGTCGACATCCCCGCTAGAGCACGCTCCATGTCGCCGACAATATCCGCCATGTTGTTCATGTTGCCGGCGGCGTCAAAAACACGCACGCCGAGCGCATCAAATACGCTGGCGTTCTGGATTGCCTTCGTCTGCAAATCACGCATCACGATGTTCAACGCGTTGCCCGCTTCGGCGCCTTTAATGCCCTGGTCGGCAAACGCAGCCAGAACCGCGATGCCTTCCTCCAGGCTCTTGTTCGTGACCTTGAGTGCGGCACCAGCCTTGTTGGTCAACGCCTCGCTAAACTGCTGCACGCTCGCATTAGCCAGCGTGTTGGCCTTGACCAACACGTCAGAAACGCGCGCCATGTTTTGAAGGTTCTGCGCGACATCCGGAACGGTAAGCCCGAGCGCCGACTGCGCATCGGTGAGCAGGTCCGTCGCCAGTGCCATATCGAACATGCCGGCCTGTGTGAACTGCGCAACCTGTGGCAGGGCAGCGATGGACTGCTCGGCGTCAAGACCCGCCGATGCAAGGAAAAAATAAGACTTCGCCGCATCTTCTCCGCTGAACCGCGTTACCCTTGCCGTAGCGATTGCCGCTTCCGACATGCGCCTCATCTGTACATCGGTCAGGTCGCCCATGATCGCCTGAGACTGACGCATCGCGCGATTGAACCCCTCGAACTTAACGATGGCAGCGGTCCCAAGTGCGGCAACTGCACCGGCTCCGAGCAATGCGAATCGGCGCACGTTGCGGATAAGCATCGTGCCGAGCCTGCTCAATCCACCGAGCAATCCGCTGATGCTGCGGCCGAACGTGCTGTTTGCAATCGCCGCACTCAGCGCCGCGGCCCGGTTTGAGCGATAGGCCGTAGTCGTTTGCCTCATCGCCCGGCTGTACGTCGATTGATTGATTGCGCCGCGTTTCAATAGATCATCGAGATTGGCGACTTCTCGGCGATAATTCTGCAACGGCGTGCGGACGGATTCAATCACGCGGGCCGCGCGTTGCTGGACTGCCTGCTGTTCTTTGACCGCCCTTGCGTGTTCTCTCGCCGCGCGTTCTGCTTTGCTTTCGACTTCGACAAGCACGCCAAGCTTACGCGCGGTATCGGTTACCGCCGCGTTGTATGTTTCCTGCGTAATCCTCCCGGCCTTGAGATGACCATCAAGTTTCTGGACCTCGGTTTCAAGTCGCTGGAACGGCGAGCGCGCCGCATCAGTGATTGCAGCGGCTTCATTCATGGCCCGTTTCTGCTGCTCCAGCTTGACGACGTGTTCATTCGCCGCGCGAGCCGCCTTGAGCGTTTCTTCTGATGCACCACGCAACGCAAGTCCTGTGATCTTCGCTTCCCGCGTCGGCAAGCCGAACGTAGCTGCCTGCTTCTCAAGGCTCTTTGTCAGGCTCGCCGCTGACCGCTCGGCGCGCAAGGTGTCCTGCGTAAACGCCGTCGTGTCCACGCCGATCTTCGCAACTACTTCGCGTACCGTACTCATTGCTGCATCAGCCTTGCCATCCGTTGCAGGACGGCGTTCTGTTCATCAACGGTCTGCGGTTTGGTATCGTCAGCCTGACGTGCCATGAACATGAAGTCCGCCGTCGTGAATGACCGATCATCCTCGCCCCGATGCGTGTTCGCGTACATGGCGCAGAGCGTTGCGATCATCATGCCAATCCTGTCAAGCGACCACTGTTCAATCGAATAGTCGGCCATCCACTCCGTAAAGGCGCGTGAATCAATCTGCTGCTGCGCCTGCTCGATCGTCGGGATCTTCAGTTCGCGGCAGAGTCGGAGCCAGAATCTTCGCTCTGGCCGCTCTCGGAGTTTTTTGCTAAGTCCTCAACGTCATCAGCCGTCAAGCCCGACAGTTTCGACGCAGCGTCATAGACCCGCGACAGCGCCTTTGCCGACTTTTCGCCGAGGCGTTCCACATCGTTGATAGCGGGGAACAATTGCTTACCTTCCTCGTCAATCATCGACGCGCAGACAAGCCGGGCGCGGATGTTCCGCACGTTCGCATCGGTGTCAGGTCCGCGAGCCTTGAGCATTGTCTGCTCAAACTCGTCACGCTCGACGCCGCTAAGCGTGCGAACGCGGACGGCCCCTCCCCATTCGGGGACGGCCACATCTTCCGTCTTGATGTCGTCAGCCTTGAGAATCTCATCACGGGATAACAGAGCCACAGTTGTATCCTTTCGTCACGGGGGTTACGGAGTCGCGTCATAAACGCATTCGATGTTGACCGTCGCCACCCCACCGCTCGCGTTCGTGAAGAACAGGGCGACGATGTCGGTTCCGAGCAGATTGGCGTAGTAGCTGTTCTCATCCCACATAAGCGGGACGTTCGCCAGAAGCGCAATCGTCTCGGCAGGGGCCGCCCCGCTGTTGGTTTCCAGCGTCACGTTCTGCGTCGAGTTGATGATGATCGCCTTGATCGTGCTGACATCAATCGCCACGTTGACCTGAAAGTCCGTAGTTGAATCGGCGACGGTTTCCTCGATGGAAATGCTCTGGCTCGCCGTATGCGCGTTCGTCTTTGACAGGTTGCGACCCTGCCCCGTTGCGGTGTTCGTGAAGCTGAGTGAGGGAGCAGCCATTATTGTTCGTCCTCATAGTTGGGGTTGATGATTTCAGGTTCGACAACATCGTCGTCATAATCGTTCGGAGCGCTCGCGACGATGTCGGAATAGTCAACGGTGCCCGTCTCGTCGCCGGTCGGTTGCCGTGCGCACAGGACACCGTGATACAGGCCGTCGATCAGGCGGCCGGCGAACGTGACCAGCACCAGGCCATCGCATGGACCGCCGACGATGACGCGCCCCTTGTTTGCGGCGATGACAGCGATAGCCGCCTTGCTGATAGCGATCGGTTCGGAGTTGATGGTCGGCATGAGCGAATCTCCTTATGCGGCCGTGAACACGGGCTTGCCGCTGATCTTGATCGCCGCAGTGTTGCTCACCTTGTCGCTCATCGGCGTCTCTTGGCCGAGCGACTTGACGTAGCCGGTGAATACCCACGTCGAGGAATCGGGCAGCGTCATCGTGAAGGTGTCGTTCGTGCCGACAGCAGCGAGCAATGACGTAGACTGCGCCTTCGTGTAGTTCAGTTCAAGATTCATCGCGCCGCCGTTGACCAGTCCGGCGATGAACTCCTTGTATCCGTTCGGCGACGCCATGTGCGTCAGTTCGATGTCGTCGGCCTCGACGCTCGGTCCCGACAACTTCGTCACCTCGACAACGGTACTGAGCGCGGCCCCGGCGAACGTTGTTCCGTAACCTTTGATGCCTGTGCTTGCGGCCATAATTCGATCTCCTTTTTATGCAAACGCCGGTTTCGTTTCGACCGCGCTGCAAATGTAGTTTTGACTGAGTGAAAACGTGCCGATCTCGGACGAATCGAGCGGCGCATTGAAGTTGGACTGAACACCGCCATCGGTGAGGATGCTTTGGAATACAACCGCCTCGACCGTGCCTGCATAGCCTTGAATGGCGAGGCGAACCGCGTCAATCACGGCACGGGCGGCGGCGTAGTTCGCAGCCGTAGCAATGACCTGCACGGTAAGCGTTTCAACGCCGCTTGCCCCGTCCATGCTCTGCATGTGATCACCGCCGGCGGGCGATAGGATGACGAACGGGAAGCTGACACCCTGCGGCGCCTGCTCCTGATAGACCCGGCCATCGACAAGCGCATCCACGCCATCGTTGCCGGCGATCACCGTCCATAGGGCTGACTCGATCATCGCGCCAACCTTTCGACAAGTTCGCCGATGCCGGATCGGATAGCCTCGACCGCCGCCGGCCCCTTGCTGTCTGCGGCGGATCGGATGAAGTGACGGCCCTGAACGCTGCCGGTTGACTTGCCATCACTCTTGCGGATGCGTGGCTTCGTACCTTGTTCGATCAGGTGCGCGTGCGGAGCATCAGGCCCATGCGTGACGCCAATCTTCGCGCTGACGCCGTTGGCGTCGAATACGATCTTGACGTTTTCTGCGTCGCGTAACGTGCCGGTGCGAACCGGCGTATTCGCCTGCATATCAGTAAGCACGGGTTCAACGGCTCTTTCGATGATCGGGGCGATGTTTGTTCGCTGCTGCGCGCGCGACAATCCTTTGACCATCGCCTCAAGCTCGCGGCCGATCTTTGCCCAGTCGTTGACGGCAGCACTCATTACACGGCCTCCACGCAACGGGCGACAACGTTCTTGTGTATTTCGTTCGGCGTAATCACGCTGTCGATCTCGAACGTCCGCGAATCGAACACAACGCGCATCTTCGGCGTCAGCGACACGGACGGATACCGCATCTCGACTTCATGCGTGATCTGCGCATTGACCTGGCGGGCGATGTCCAACTCCCGACCGGATAGCGGCCGAATGTCAGCCCATACCGTCGCCTGCGTCGCCCACGCCTGACTGATAGAGCCGTGGTCGTTCGTCTCGACTGACGATTGCAGGGCAACGCGATGTCTTAGCCGTCCGGCGCGCATCAGGTTTGCACCCTTTCCACGGCTCGATACGGACCGATCAGCGATTCGATCGTGTCCACGATGGCGGTGTACGCCTTGTCGATCGGACGGTCGTACAGCAGTTCGACCTGCAACTTGATCGCGGATTTCAACGCCTCGGGAACGTCTGCCGCCGTCGCTCCGTAGCCGGCGACATACGTCACCGTCACGTCGTTGATGTTGCCTTCCGTTACGGGCCACGTCTCGCCATACACAGGCACGATGCGGGGCATCCAGCCGTCTGTTGAAACGGCATACAGCGAAGCCGCGAGCGTTTGCGCGTCGCCGGCCGAATCTGTGTAGGCAATGCTCGTCACCGATTGCAGCGGCGGTCGCGGCGGATAGATGGCATTCACCGCGCCGGGGAAAGCGTCAAGCTTGAGCACCCACGTCTGCGTAATCAGCGAACGATTCGCCAATGACTCGATATGTTCCCGCGCAGCCGTAATCAATTCGCCGATGAACGTGTCATCGTCCGACGACGCCTGCCGCAGATGCGTCTTGGCTTCGTCGGTCGTGATCGGCTCGGTGCTTGGCGCGGATGAACGATTCAGGGCCACAGATCAACTCCTACATGGGGCAAGCGCTGACGGAAAACGTGTAGCTCGCACTGCCGCTGTCGTCCGTGATCGCCCAACGCACACGCCATTCATCGCCGAACAGGTCACGAATCGACGCCTCGGCGAGGGCCGCGCTGTTCAGAAACTCAGCCTCCGCGCCATCGGCAGTGATCTTCGTGACATACCGCTCGGCACCCGCATCGCCGTCGTGCTGGGTGAAATGCGCAACGTCCGTCCAGTTCGTGCCGTCGAGTTTGGTTTGCACGAACACGTCCAGCTTGTCAGCCGTGGTCGATTCGTCCACCGTCACGTCGAGCGTGAAGGCGGCAGCATTGATGAGCGCAGGCAGCTTGACCGCCGAACCGTCGCCGGTTGCAGCGGTACGCGCAGCCGATGCGAGCAACGTCACCGCGTCATTGTGCGTCTTGGGTTGTAGGAATCCCATCAATCACCTCCAGATCAGGATGCGGTCATCAGCGGAATGCCGTAAACCGTGCCGTTCAGGTTCACTTTGAGGAACCCGGCCTGTGCGTTTGTGTTCGTCGATTCGTATCCGGTCGACGCGAGCATCCGGGTACCGAGCGCTGTGTCGGTTTCGAGGAAGTAGACCGGGACGCCCTCTTGACGGATGCACGCGCGGGGGGCCGAGCCTCCGGCGCTGCACAGGATTTGGAACACTTCCTCGCTGGACACGTCGCCGTTGTTGATCTGGATGTCGGACCAGAGCGGCGCGACACGGGCGCCGGTGGTGAACGTGGCGTTGCTCAGGTCCATGCCGAACTTCGCCCATACGTTGTGCGCACCGGCCGTCGCATCGCCGCCACGAGTATCCAGCGTGCCGCCCGTTTCGACGGACATCACCGACGATAGGGCTTGCATACGATCGCTCGAACCGCCGCTGATGATCTGCGGGAACACGCCGAGTCCAAGCAGTTTGGCGTCACCGTCGGTTGATTGCTGCCAGTACGAGGCGTAGCGGAAGCCTGTGGTGGTGTTGCCTTCAAAGCACAGATAGCCAGTGACATCCTCGATGTCGAGACCGACGCCACGAAGCACATTCGCACCTGCCGCGATCGTGACGCTTGAGAAGTCGATAAACGCGACGGCGTCTGTCGCTGAGCCACCGACCAGCGCCTTGTCATTCGCAGCATCGCCGGGCGTCACAGCATCGAGGACATCAGCCTCCGCCTGCGTCAGCGCGGCAGTCGATGTCACTACAAAGCGATTTCCGCCAAGCGCGGGGATCGTCAACGTCCGGTTTGCCACTTCGTCGGTAGCTGTGTCAAGGCTAATCGTGTGATCGTCGCCGGCGTCATTGATGACACTGGCGTCCACGGTCAAACCGGGAATCGTGACGCCGCCGGTGGCGATCGTCAACAGGTCCGTATCGGTCGCCGGATCGTAGAAAATGAGCGATCCCGATTCCCACTTCGAGCGAATCTTCGTAACAGGCATGGGGGTTCCTTTCTATACCCGCACCGAGCGGGTTTGGTACGCGGTAGTTCCGCGTGTGCGAGTCAAAACGTGCGCCTCGCCGTGAAGCAAGACGCACGGTGGAGGCGCTTGTT